ATCAAGGCTATCGATGACAACCGTCTGGAAACCGTGATCGGGTTCATGCAACGCCGCGATCGCATCCAGCACGTCCCCGGCTTTCGTCGCGATCGGGAAATGATCGACCGCGAGTGAGCCGAGGCCGTCCTCGGTCTGGATAAAGATCGGCGACGGGGCGCCCGCGGCAAAGGTCGACTTGCCAATGCCCTCAACGCCATAGACTAAGACGCGCGGCGCGGCCAGCGCGTTGTTCTTTTTGATCGACTTTAGGTCAAATGCCACTCGACACCTCCTCAATCACAATGTAGGTCTTGGCCGGCTTGACGGTGATCGCGGGGGCGATCTGGCGCCAAAGGTCGGGCCGGTCGTGCCGAATCGCCTTCAGCAGCGACTCGTCCGCCTCGACCTTCGTCTTGACGGGCTTCGCCTCGGCAGGCCACGACGCGCAAAGCGCGAGCAGCTTGTCGATCTCAGCCTTGTAGGTCAGCTTGCCGGTGGTCTTGAGCTTCCAGCCATTGCCGAGCACAGTTGACTGGGAGCCTTCCTCAAGCGAGGGAACGAGCTTGAGCAGTTCCTTCTCGATGTCCAGGCGGCGGGTGTTGGCTTCGAGTTCTGCACGCTTCGCGGCGAGCCATTCCGCGGCGAGTGTTTCTACGTTCATTTTTGTTTGCTCCGTGGTGGGGGCGGGGTGAAGATAACAGCCCAATGAGATATTCGCAACACCTAATGTAAAAGACCCGGTTATACCGGGCGAATCCACAGCACCGGCGCTGCGGCCTTGACTTCGATGTTCTCTGCGGCGGGGCCTGCCGTGAACGGCACCAGGTTAAAGCGCCCCTCGTCATAGCCGCGTTTCAGTGTGCCGACGCGGTGCCCATCGCCGCGCACGTCGACGATACACATTCTGTCGATCAATGCCGCGACGCGCGTATCGAACGCGCCAGCGAACATGACCCAACCGTCCTGCGAGAGTTCTGGCGCGCGGATTTGCACCGCGAGTCCATTGGCAGGCACGTCGCGCGGCGCAGCCATTTTGCGCGGATTCTTTGTCGTGATCGGCGTGAGCACGCCGCGGCTGTCGACGTGCGCCTTGATCGGCATTTGCCGCGCGTCGGCGTCGATCGGCACGCCTGCTTGCGCCAGAACTTCTGTGACAGGAATCGTGAGCAGGCCAGAGATGCGGTTAGCCTCGTCAGCGGTCATCGTGCGCTTACCGCGCAGCATCAGCGAAACCGCCGAAGGGTCGAGCTCGAGCAGCTTCGCCAGGCGCCGGATGGACAGGTCGCGCTCGGCCAGCCGGTCCTTGAACCAGGTGGTGTTCACTTTGTGAGCTTTCATGTTTGCCTCGTTGCGTTGTTCGGCGTGGTGTTGACAATTGCGCAACATTAAAGCACCTTCGGCCAATCGGTGCAACTTAACAGAACACAAGAGCAACAAATGACCCACACACAACTCTCCCCCGCCCGCGAGGTGATCGCCAAGCTCGGCGGCGTCCGCGCCACGGCCCGCGTGCTGCAACTTAATCCGTCCGCCGTCTCGCGGTGGATGATGCCCGCCGAGCGGCGAGGCACGGGTGGCAGCATCCCGCAGCGTCACTGGCCGGCGCTCATTGCCCATGCCAAAAAGGAACGCGTCAAGCTCGCCCTGCGCGACTTCGTGACCTTCGACAAATAACCTGCGGGGGCGGGGATGGTGAGCAATTCGGAATTTCTTTCCGCGGTGTACGGCCCCCTCGATTCGGGGCGGCACGGCTGGATCGCGAGCTTTCGCGGCGACCCGAACGCGGTCGCGGCGGATGCCTGGGCGGGGCAATTGTATGTCGGCACTGCGAATCAGCAGCTACTGATCGACAAGCGCTCAGACGACAACAATTACTACAGCGTCGCGCGGCTTGCGCTTGGCGATGGCCGGCCGCGGCGTAGCAAGTCGGCGTTTGACTCGCTCGCGGTGCTCGTGGCGGATGACGCCGACCCGACCGAACTCAACGGCACGCCCTCGTTCGTCATCGAAACCTCGCCTGGCAATCACCAGATCGGCGTGCTGCTCGATGAAACAGATCCTGCGACGCGTAACGCCGGGCTGATCGACGCCGTCATGCAGGCGATGGCGGATGCGCGACTGATTCGCGCAGATTCAAGTGGCAATAATGCGGTGCGTTATTGCCGACTACCGACGGGTACTAATGGCAAGGGCGGGCGCAGCGCGGCAGTGCGGCTGCAGTCTTGGAACCCCGGCAACAAACTCACACTCGAGGATGCGCTCGGCGTCTTTGGGCTAGACCTCGACGCGGTGCGCGCTCAAGTGCCGCGTGTAACGCAACGCGTTACAGACGCCCCAGGCGATGCCGAGCACGCAGAGCTCGTGCGGGCGATCGTTACCGGCGAGTCATACCACGACCCGCTTGTCAAGCTTTCGGCGAAGCTCGTCGCCGCGGGCGCCTCGGGCGGGGCGGTCGTGAATCACCTGCGCGGGCTAATGGACGCCGTGCGCCCAGGCTCACCCGGTGAGCTCGAGCGGTGGGAATCGCGCTACAACGAAATCCCGCGCCTCGTGCAAGGCGCCGAGCGCTTCCGCCCCGAGCCGCTCGCGCCGGTCACGATCAACCTCGGGCCGAAAGCAGAGCCCGCCACGGCCGCGGCAGAGCTCACCCCGATCGACTGGGGCCAGCTCTCGCAGACCGTCCCAGAGCCCGCCACGTTCGCTCTCGCAGGGTGGATGCCGGCGCGCACGACGACGCTACTTAGCGCGAACGGTGGCGTCGGTAAGTCGAACCTGTCGCTGCAGCTCGCGGCGGCGGTGGCGCTTGGGCGCCCCTTCCTTGGGCTTGATACACTGCCCGGCAAGGTGCTGCTGCTCTCGGCCGAAGATGAGACGCGCACGGTTCACTTCAGATTGGGCAACATCTGCAGCGACCTCGGCGTCAGCCTCGCAGACCTTGAGGGCAAGCTCGTGGCCTACGATCTCACCCAGTCCGACTGCGTGTTGTGGCGCGAGGGCGGGGTAACGCCGCGGATGCAGTGGCTCTCGGACGTCGTCGAGCAGCACCAGCCAAGCGTCGTCGTGATCGATAACGCGAGCGATGTATTTAACGCCAACGAGAATGACCGCGCCGAGGTGCGCGGGTTTATGCGTGCCCTCAATTCGATCGCGCACCACTCGGGCGCGGCGATCCTGCTGCTTGCGCACGTCGACAAGGCGAGCGTGCGCATGGGGGCAGGGCAGGACACGAACAGCACGTTCTCGGGCTCGACCGCCTGGAACAACTCCGCCCGCTCGCGATGGGCCATGACGCGCGATAACGACCGCGTCGTGAGCCTCCGCCACGAGAAGTGCAACCTCGGGCCGCTGCAGGAAGAGATCCGCCTCGAGTTCGATCAGGTGGCGAAGGTGTTCCGGCTGCTTGGCACCGTACCGGGCTCGCTTTCGCCGACAGCGTTGCGAAATTCGCAGCGCGTAGAGATCTTGAAGCTGCTCGCTTACGCGATCCGTGCCGGGCAGCGGCTGTCGATGGCCGCAACCGCAAACAACAACGCGTTCAAGGTACTCGCCGGCAGCCCAGCGTTCCCGCGTATTCAGCGCGCGGAGTTCTTCAGCATACTGTTCGACATGCAGCGCGAGGGGCTGATCACTGAGCAGGAATACGACAACAAGGGCAAGAAGGGCTTCAAGGCCCTCGCGTTAACACCAGCAGGCGAAGAGGCGACAATGTAGGGCCGCGAGGCCCTACTCGCGCTTTTTTCTTTCTCGGATCTTGTAGCCGATCACAAGCGCCACAATCGCTGCGGCGCTTGCTTGCCACGGCAACAACCATAGCAACCATGCCGCCAAGGCAATCGGCGCGGCGATAAGCAGAAGGATTGCAAACAGCACAAAGATAATGCCGCTTAGTGATGGCGGCGGCGTTCCCATGGCTGGCATTACTTGCTCCCCCTCGCACGGATGGCGGCGGCGCATCGCTCAAGTGTTGGAATATGCGTCAATGCTGTTGTGTCTTGCGGCACCGGAATATCCTCACAAACCTTCGCGCATTGCTCCCGCTCGGCTGCGGTAACGAGAGCGGCGAAGCGTTCAAGCGCAAAAATGTTTGGGAAGTCATAATCATGCTCGCTACTAGCCTCTCGCGCCATTCGGATGATGTCGTCGCGGGTCATGGCTCCTGCACCCATCTTGCATCGTTCGCGCGCAGCTCGCGCACCTCTGTCTCAAGCTGCTCGATGCGCGATACATAGCCCAGTATTCGCTCACGCAGCTCGCGTATCTCGATGCGATACTCGGTCACGGTGTGCGATTGCGCGTCCCATTCCCTGTCCCAATCATCGAGCTCTCTCATTCCCGATCCTCCGCGCTGTACCAGCCTCGCTGGCGTCGTAGATTGGTAGGCCACTCGAGCTTGTCGACGAACGATCTATCGTCGATCAGCACTTGGTTCGTCGGCTGCGACGTATAGCGGCCGTTCTCGAGCGCGACGAAGTAGAACTCTTTGCTCTGCTCGGGCGCGGCGCTGAATGCGTCGCCGACGGGCACGAGCGTGAAGACATACATGCCGTCGTGCTCGGCGCCGCTTTGCAGCTTTACGCGAGCATTCATCGCGTGCAGGAACGGGTATTCGATCATCGCGAACTGCCAGCCGTATGCGTCCCAGGTCTGCGCGTCTGACGCGCGCCACGGGTCGGCGTCCTTCTCAGTCGCGATCTTGTGCAGTGGCACGTTGCGGTAAACGGCGCCGTTCTCGAGCAGGATATGACAACCGAACGCGCGGCCGGGCCAGCAAGCGATCGCAAACCAGACGCCGCGCACCCAGTCGTGCTTCCCAATCGCGTCGGGTTGTAGCCAGACGTATTGATGAACGGGTAATGGGGCAGAGTGCGTGTAGAGCGTCATGGGTTTTCCACCTTTTCAATTCGTTGGCCGATCCAGCGCATCACGGGCACGGCCATGCTGTTGCCGAGCGCCTTGTAACGCGGGCCATCTGGCGCTTCCGGTTTCTTGCGCCACGGGATGTTGGTGTAGTTGTCGGGGAAGCCTTGCAAGCGCTCGCACTCCACGGGCGTGAGGCGGCGCACTTGCATGGCCGGAGTCATTACGCTTCCTTCAAAGCCGCCACCTTCCGTGCGCGCCTTGAGCGTTCCGAATCCATCCATGCGAGCGTTCTGCTCTTCGTCTAGTCCGATCGCCACCGGCTGCGCCACCGCCATCGGATTCTTAGCATTGAGCGTCTGCATCAAATCAACGTCGGTCTGCGGCTCCGACATTTGTGCGCCGAAGCCGATCGGCTGCGCGACCATGTTGAAGCCATCCGCGCGGCTATAATCGTGCGCGGTAGTTTCAAGCGTGGCGGCTACGTCTGATTGGCGACTGCCAGCAAAGCATCGCGTAGCGGCGGCGGCAACGCCTTGCCCCGCTTCTCTGCTCGGCGGAGTATCCCGGCGCACGCTTTCGCGCTCAAAAAGAACCGCTGCGGCACGGCGCCAGTCTCCAAGGTATCCGACAACGAACACACGGCGGCGGCGCTGGGCCACTCCGAACCATTGAGCGTCGAGAACTCTGTAGGCGAACCCATACCCCAACTCCCCCAGCGCCCCGAGGAGGGTGCCAAAATCCCGTCCTCCGCCACTTGACAGGACGCCGGGTACGTTTTCCCAGACAATCCATTTAGGCCGCTGACGTTGAGCGATTGCAAGAAACGTAAGCATGAGATTGCCTCGGGGGTCGGCAAGCCCTTTGCGAAGCCCCGCGACGCTGAAGGATTGGCAGGGGGTTCCCCCGACAAGAAGGTCAACTGGTTCATTCGGCCATGCCTCGTACTTGGTCATATCGCCGAGGTTCCTAACCTCGGGGTAGTGGTGCGCGAGTACCGCGCTCGGAAACGGTTCGATTTCGCTAAACCATGCAGGCGTCCAGCCCATTCCGTGCCACGCGACGGTGGCGGCTTCAATTCCTGCGCAGACCGATATATATCGCATGTCAGACTCGCACGGTGTAACGAAAAGCGCAACACATAGGGCAATCTAGGCCGCCTAGCACAACGGGGGCGGCGCTCCGCAAAGGGGGGCTCTGTGCTTGAGCAGTGGTTAGTGTTTGACCGCGCGCAAGCGCTCGATCTCCTCGTACAGTCGTTGATTCTCGGCGCGCAGCACCATCGATTCAGCGACGGCCTCCGACAGGCGCACCATCAGCGCGCCCAGCTGCCTGCGCAGGCGCATGTTCTCTTCGCGCGCGGCTTCGATGTCAGAGCTCACCCGCCACCTGCTCGAGCGCATCGCGAACGCTCTCAACGGCATAGCCCATCGCGAGTAGAAACTGCGCGTAGGTCATGACGGCCTCGTTGGCGTCGTCGAATTCGTCGACGTGCGCCTCGGACGTTACGCGGTCATTACTGCCGCGGATGGCAATGAACTTATCCATTGCGCGTACCCCAGTTGACGTGCGGCCGCGAGGGGTGCAGCACCCAGCGATCGCCTAAGCGTCGCAGCGCCAGCCGGCGCTTAGCCTGCAGGCGGCGCAGCTGCGCACGGTCGGGCTCGTAGCGCGCGGTTGGGCGCGGGC